TTCCATAATGATAGTTTTTAACGATGGACAAGGATATGTCATTCAAATGACATTCCGTCTAGGTGAGGATGTTGTTGGTTTCCGCCGTAATTATGATGGGAAATGGGGAGATTTTAGGCATTTTGTATTGGCTTCTTAGAAACATGGATTACCTTTGCACCGCACATGGCGTTGTGCATATCAGGATCGGGTGGCACCGGCTTGTACCGGACCACCCGTTTTTTATACCAAAGATACGGTTTTCCAATAATTCCAATTACTAAACCACTTCACTCGATATTTATAGATATCTCCGCTATAATTATATAGATTCTGAACACAACAGATATTAGGTTTGCCGATTACAACTAATACACAATTACGGACATATTCTAATTTTGAATTTTGTGATAGTAAGTATATTCCGCTATATTGCATAGAATCTAATTCGTCTTGAGATTCTATTTCTTTCTCATCTCTGAACCTTAACCACGTATCATTTATCCCCAACAGTCCTCCCAGAAGTGGGAAATCAGACCGCCGTTGTTGTGATTCTCACCCAAGAATTCCAATTACCATACCACATACTACGTATATAGTAAGATCCATCACTGTAATATATAATTTGGATGGATGAATCTTGTCCACCACCTAAATTAGTATATAAGGTAACCAATATACCCCATAATCCGTTATTTATAGGCGTATTGGTTGATCCTTCTTGGATTCGTAGAATAACACTTTTTTTAATGGTGTTTAAGTCACCTTTAAACAGTCCTCCATCTCTTAACCACGTATCATTTATCCCGATGAGTCCTCCCAGGTCGGATTTTAGGGCTTTATGTTGTTTGAATTTGTTTCCAATCAGTCCATTGAAAATTACCATCAACGACAACACCTGCACGATATTTGATAATTAAAGTATTGACCACTTGTCTAGCTTCTTGAATAAGATAACCAGATCCGTTGAATACTAATAAAATTCCATAATCATTATCCGGTGAATTAGTAAATGATGCCAAAGATGTATATGTGTATATACCTGATTCTGTTATATTATTAAAATCTGTATTTTGTTCTAAAATACCTCTTCGCATGAATGGAAACAGCTTCAAATTAGTGAAAAGTTCTCCCAGTTTTGATGCAAGCGACTGCATCGTCATTTTTGCCGCATCTCCGCTACTTTGTAAAACTCTTACATTTGCGGCATCCGTCACTGTCGGAAGTTCATTCTCATACACGTCATTTCCTGTTGCCGCAGCGGCGGCAAATGTTGAAGTTTCAGACAAAGCCATAACCATTCTTGTGGAAACCATATCCACCATTTCATCTACTGTCACATTTTGTTCGTTGCCGTCTTTATCCACAGCCTTGAAGCCAACTATATTTTCTAAATTCAAATCACTCATAATATCAATTTTTATAAAGTTCTTATATAAGTTTTCCACGCTTTAGAAGTGCCGCCAACCGATTTGTACAGCTTCTTCCTACCACCTTTTATCTTGTAACGGGAAAGGTTGTTCCCGTTATAGTTCACGGGATAATCCGGATTGCCTTCGTTGGCATACGCCTCCATTTCATACGGAATGGTATAATACGCTGAACTCGCAGGATGGCAGATAGGGTTTCCCTTAACCCATTCGACAAAATACCGCCAGTAGTATTTTACCCATGAGCCGATAACCTGTGCCTGACGCAGGTGTATGGTTTCGTGCGTCAGGCTTTCCTTACCCGCATAGGTCTGCATATACCTATCTATGTTCTCCTTGTTCTCGGCACGGTATATCATCCGTCCGCACCACATCATGAAACGGTATCCCTTGAAAGGATAATGCTTCATGGCAAGCAGCTCAGGAGTATCAAAATCACCCGGCTTGCTTGAGAACAGCATCTTGATTAATTGCCATAATTCTTTCATAGCGTTTCTATTTCAGATTCAAGTTCAGCGATATGGTTATCAATACACGTGCTCACCTCGCCATTGAAGTTTGCTATATCCAGTTCCACGCATCCGGCACTTGACCGGGCGCTGCTGTAGATACGGACATAGCCTCCGTTATTCAATGTTTCCTTAGCCAGCTTCAGTTTCGCCAGTTCGTCATTGATCCGGCTGGCACGTTCCAAATTCTCAATCTTCATGTTGTTCCTCCTTCTTTTTATCCAGATAATCATTCAATGAATCGGCCAGCAAGCCGGACAACATAGGGGTAGAACGTCTTATGATATCCACCTCTTCTTCGTCAATCTCGACACCTTCAGCAGTAGATTTGAATATCTTCTCAGCAAGGAGATGCGCCTTCAAACCCGCTACGTTCTTGTATATCCAGTCACCGTAGGCCTCAGTGATGTTGTTGGCTATCAGTTTTTCTTTCTTAATCCCGTCGTAAATAGGAAATTGTGCAAAATTTATTCTCATACTTTAATATTTTAAATGTTATAAATCCACCCAGGTACTTCCTCCATTCGTTGACTTGCGAATTCCGTTTCGCCCGACTGAAAAAATATAACTTCCACATCTTACATACAGAGTATCATTCGCTGTTGAAACATCCCCGGTTGATGATACAGTTATACTTCCACTTCTAATTACTGTATCCAAAATACCTTGGTATAAATGTCCGTCTATTGACTGGAACCGTTCGTATTTCATTTCAAATTTGTCGTATTGCAGCAACAAATTATCAACATTTACAGCCGACATATTAGTGCTGCCGATAAAATTATTACCGATATTGAATCCGCCAATTGTCCCCTTTGTCGCTATGATAGTCCCGGTGATATTCGCTTTCTGACAAAGAATCTCTCCGGTCTTTGTGTCCATCCTCAGATTAGGCTGGCCGTTAGTGCTGTCCTGTGACTGCATGATACCGTAAGGTGCCCCGTCCGATGTGTATCCGTTCAACTTGAACATAAATCCGGCTATGTTCGCCTTATCAGCAAGGAATATGTCGGTTACCAGACTTTTGTATTTCTGCATGGCTTCCCAGTTGGAATCTCCGTTAGCGGATGTAGGAGCCGCTGATACAGAACTTCCATAGTTGCGCACAAGAAAATTGTAATAAACTTCACCTATTTTGTGAATGATCTTGTCACGCTGTTTTGCATTCCATACGTATGTCTGTCCGGAAGCCCATACACCTCTGTCATAAGGGAACGCACCCGTAGCTCCTGTTGCTCCTATGGAACCATCATTTGCAACACCCACACCCTTCTCGGCCACATAATTGTCATTCCAAGCAGCAGCATCGGAAGCTGATTTATAAGCCCGGACGGCAAATTGGGTGTATCCGGCTGTCGCAGGTACGGATATCTGATTGCTTAGGGTAGCACCTACATGAGCCAGCCAGCTTCCGTTATATTTCCGTGCGACAAGATAGAACCTGTTCGTATCGCTCACATTGCCGCCTACATTCTGTTTCATGGTAACGACAAACGCTGACGGTGACGGTGTGCCTGTTGACGTGAAGTTTATCGTGCTTACCGGGCTGTCAAGCCAGTACGAAGCGGACGGTTCGACACCGGAAGTCATTTCCTGCCAGTCGGAGTTGACAGCCTTGTCCGATCTCTTCCCGGAAAGTATGTAACCGCCATCCTTCTTCCTTAGATAACGTCCACCTCTCACGCGAAGAAGCGGAAGTGGCGGATTGGATGTTTGAACCTTGCTTAAGTAAGATCCTCCGGCAAACGATACTGTACTGTTCTTGGCATACGGGGTATTGGCGGATTCCCAATGACCTGCGGCTGTGATGCTCTCACCGTCAGCACCGTCCTTACCGTCAGAAAGCATGGGAACGGTTTCAACATCCACTATCTGGTCATTCACGTAAAAGATAAACTTCAATGTCTTCGTAAAGTTTCCGCTTGATATGGCTGTATTGTTGTTTATGGTAGCTTCTGCTCCACCGTCTATGCTGTATTTCAATGTACCGTCTGTTGTGGTGGATATTACGCCTCCCACTGACTTCTGCCTGTAACATGATACGGAAGACACGCTGTAGTTCCCGTTCTTGTCCTTGCTTACAGAAGTGGCGGAAACGACAATGCTGTATAGAATGGCATCCGCACCATTCGCTCCCCCACGCACACCAGCTACTGTGAATGTCAGATCACGGGAATACTGCTGCCCGTTCTTTGTAGCCCTGATTGTGATCTTCACCGTGTTTGTCGCAGCAAGAGTAGCTCCGGCAGATACCGATATTGTCACTACTCCCGTATTCTTGTCTGTCGCACACAGAAGATTTGTGTCAGGTGTACAGGTGATGCTGTCAAGCGTGAGCTTCTCCGTTCCATACCACATACTGACAGTTGTATTCCAAGTCTGTGAGGATACGACCTTTCCATCTGAAGTAAGGGCTGCATTGACCATCTCGTTATCGAAGTCCGCCATGATGGCATTCTCCCCGTCCTTACTCCAGCGATGCACCACAGCCGGATCACTGAACTCAGACCATACGCCATTTTCCTTAAAACGTGTACAACCCCATTCAACCTGATGGTCTGCGTCCGTACCAAGATAATTATCCGTCCAGCCTTCCGGAACATAACCATCTTTCTGCTGACTGTCCGGCTTTTCAGGGGTGTTATCTATGATATTGCCTCTTGTATATATATACTCATAGCCCTTACCGTCTTTTCCGTCCGATATCATAAGCTGCCATCTTCCGTCCTGATAGATGTAGGTAGCACGGTCAGTCGTGTTACGGTATGAATCACCGTTTTTCGGATTGGCAGGAGCCGTGGCAAATTCACCAAGGAAAGTGATACTCTCACCTTTCAGTTCACGCCCGTCAAGCAGCATATCCCAGTCTTCGTTAACCTCCCAGTCGGCAGGTTTCCCGGCAAGATAATAACCACCGTCCTTCTTTCTTAAGAAATTGCCACCTTTGATACGCAATATTCTGATGGGAGGATTGGAGGTTTCCACCTTGGATATAAAGACACAATTGGCAAGAGTGACCATTGTGTTGGCTTTGTACGGGGTTTTGGAGGATTCCCAATGACCGCCACCTATTACAGACAAACCGTCAGCACCGTCCTTACCTTTGAACAGCGACCATGTGTAGTCGGAAGGGTTGCTGCTCTCCGTGACGGTCTCCTTATTGACTGCTATGCCTATATACTTGGTGTTGTCGTTCGGCTGCTGGTACATACCCGTACCGTCCGCGTTATCCGAATAAGCTATCCATGTGTAATAAGTTTTTCCGTCAGCTCCGGGTGCACCGGGAACACCCTGCTCACCCTTTATCTCACTCCATGTGTAGTCAGAAGGGGTGTTGCTCTCCACCGCACTCGTCTTGTTGTAGGCGAATCCGATATACGCTTTCCCTGTAGGATTATTGCTGATACCTCCGCCCTGTGCGTTGTCGGCGTATCTTATCCATGTATAGTAAGTAACACCGTCCTTTCCCGGCGTTCCGGGAACACCTTGCGGACCTGTCGCTCCGTCCGCTCCTTCCGCCACTTGTTTCAACCACGCCGGATTACCTTCTGACGGTTCTGTTGTCGTTCCGTTATCATCAACACACAACCACAAAGCCCCGTTATGTGACACCCGGTCATAGTAGGCGTACTTCCCTGCAACCCATTCACCCTTGTCCAAGGGTACACGAACCTTGTTTCCCGTTATCTCATCTATCTGGAAGATAAGCCCAGTCAATAAGACCTGTTGCAACACGGCTGAATATTTCTCGCAATCAATTCCGTTAACGGTCATGCCCTTTTTTTTGCCGAACCACGCAGGCATCTGCGCCGGCTCCGGGTCCCAAGTGTTGGCATTGTCAAAAAATGTAATACAGTTGTTTCCGTTGACTGAATCAATAAGTATATAAGTCTGGCGTTCCGGGTCCGTAAAGTTACCTGTTTGTGCCAATACCATCTGCTCGGCAGGTTTCCAGTCAGAATGCCCCGGACGGGGAATGACAGTAAACTTCTTGGCTGTATAATCTGCGGCAGTCACCCGGAATTTCATTTCTTCAAAGCCGTTCAGCTTGCCTTCGCTATTTTTAGTCACAAAATAGGTGGTAAGGATATCATCAACAAACTGGCTCAATCCGTCCGCGTCCGTCAGATCGGGAGTGATGGTGTAGGTTCCATCGCCGTTATCCACGTATGACAATACGGTACAACCACCACCGGGGGAGTTTACCATACGTCCTTTGAAATAGGTTGTACGGTTATAGGCTATTTCAGGAACAAACAAACGCTTACGAAATACACCGCTTTCCATTTCAAGATTGCCCTTTTCGTCTATGTATCCACCTGATACACCAGTAACGAAATCACCGAACTTGGCATAATTCTTAATCAATACTCCGCCTAGCAAGGATAGCAGGAAATTCGTAGAATCCTCCTTATCTTTGCGCAAAAAGTATTTGGTGAGCTTTTCTATATCAGAATTATCCATGTTTTCTAGAATCCCGATAAATATGCGCCCAATTCTTTCAGCTGTATTCTCTCCTTCTGTAGATGCGTTTCTTACTTGAAGAGCCAGTTTCTTTAATATATCAACAGAATCGCTCATTCTCCTATTACACGAAAAACAGTTCTATTAGATTTTAATTTCCCTTCACCGTTATAAAGTGGCATACCGCATTCTTTTAGGTAAAGCACGCATTCTTTCAGGTAGCGGTCAGCTATGCTACATGCATCGCTATACACCATCATCTTTTCCTTGAATACTGTATGACTGCTATATTCACCTTCCTTGTTCACGAAGCCAAAACGGGATACATTCCCATCTCCATTTTTGACAATACAGGCATAGGTATAATAAGCCAAAGCTACGCGAAGTCCAGTGATGATTATCTTCTTTTTACATTTAGTTTCATAAGTACCTCCGTCAAGCAGTAGCTGGTATTTTTCAGGATTTTTTTTCACGTCAAGGAACAGTTCGTCTCCCAACGCTGATTTGATGTAGATATTCTCCGACTCACGGATGTAGGTTTCTATCTTGTCAGGATCGAGATGTACAGACATTCCGCGAGACAAAGCCGATACCTCATCTGTTGTTATTAGATACTGCTGCATTTCGTACATACTTTAATGGTTCCACACTATAATCATTAGAGGGGTTGACTACTTCATACCAATAGCTGAATATACGGCTAAAGGTACGCTCTATTAAGCGTTGTTGCTTGCTTACGATAGAATTGTAATACTCGAAAGCATCTTCCAAAATATCGCCTGAGAATCCGACTTTACCAATACGGATGCAATACCATGGCTCTTGGCCATAAGCTGAATAAATACGTTCAACCACACTTGCGTCAGTAACGGTAAATTCTTTGTCGTAATTTTGTGAGTTCAGATTTATTATTTCAGGTTTTTCCTCATCGCTTTCTAAAGTAACTTCCATAATCTTTCCTGCATTCGTATCACCTTGCAACTGGATGAGTGTATTTGAGAAACTGTCGTCATCGTCTGTATCTTTCACTTCGTTGCCTTCTTCGTCAAAGGTTATGTTCGATCCCTTTTTGGTGAATACCATAGCGCCAGGGAAGAAATTATTTCGTACATTTCTGTACTTGACATTGGACAGCCCTTCATCGGTACTCATTTCTGTAGCCACCCGGTCACCTTTCCCGACAGGATAAGTATTTTTCCCGGCCATTGACACCCATAGGATTTGACCTTTGTAGTATTCAATGCCTCCGGCTGCTTCTATTTGAGCCAGTATAACATCTTTTTGAGGGTTAAAAACATCTATATAGTCGATGTTTTCTTTCTTGACCTGCAGAGCTTTCCCTTTACGTGTCTTCTTTCCGCTCCAGTCTGGATGTACTGCTATTTTTGCCACATAACCGTTTTCATCTTCTTCTGTCAGACGGCAATTTTCAAATGGTACGTGCTGCATCTCCACTATCTCACAGAAAACATTGTAGTTAACATGGATTGCTATTCCATTGAGTTCGGACATGTCTTTACATAGTAACATGTGCACATCATCCAATGTGTCACCTTTTCGATTGACTACATATTTGGAAAAAGCAACCTCACGGAATCCGTTTCCTTCAATGAAGTCAGCGAAACGGTCTGAGCATTCAGATGCAGTAGAGCTTGCAGCAATGATATTCTTTAATGTCTGCGGATATAGGTTGTCCTGTCCGTAGGCTTGAATTCCTAGATTTTGTAAATAGCTTGTATCAATGCGGTTACTGCTTTTCTTTTTTAGATCTCTTACTCTCATATTCGCGAGGTTTACGTTCGTCCTTTATTTCTTTTATTCAACTTTATCTTCGCCTTCTCCATTCATTGCGTTCACAATTTCAATGGCCTTGCTTAGATGCAGATTCAGAACTTTTTTACTGATTTTCTTGCCGTTGATTTGGAAATCTTTCAACGTGTCAGCCACGGATTCTTCAGAAACTCCGTCTTGCAATGATTCTACCATTGAATCAAGCAGGCTTTGATTGTATTCACATTTGTTAACACGTTCTTTCCAGTCCGTAGGTACATGGGCGAAATAAATTTCACCTTTCGGATTTTTGGCAAGGTACTTTTCAGCAACTTCATCAGTGAGGTTGTCATTAGTGTACATTTTATTGCTTCCGAACTCCGGTTGAAGCAGGACACCATTCTTTAATATATAATTACATTTTTCTTTCATACGGTTATTCTTTTTGATGTAAACAGTCATTTCGATTACAGCATCGCGATAGCAGTCGTTACATGATGTCTTAGTGAATTCTTTTCCTAATACTTCCTTGTACAATCTTTCTATCTCCGATTTATCAGAAGAGGAGTAGGAGGGAAGATCTCCTAGCTCCTTTAATTTATCAACCACTTCTTCTAACTCCATAATTATTCAGTTGGTTTTGTCAGTGTTTCAACAAGCGTTTTTGTCGCATCGTAAGATGTTTTGTACAAGAATAATGCTGATTTGGGAACCTTGGTTTCTTGCAAAGAGATATTCCATCCCCCTTCCGTTTCTTCGGAATACTTGTCATTGCCGATCTCTGCGGCTTTCAAACCTTGGTAGTAACCGTAAACCTGGAAAGCTGAATCTCCCGGATTCTCGGTTTTATTTAACCCTTTAGCTTTATTTTCCAATACAACGACAAAATCACCGTTAGCAAGCCCATCAATAATGTCATTGCATACATCGGGGTCATTTGCTAATACAACCATGCTCACTGTGTTAGTGAACGTGTTACGATAGGTTCCTGTTGCCAAGGCTGTATTGGTACCTGTAAAGGGGGTTGCACCGAATACCTGTACCTTGTAACCTTTTTTACCTGTTTTCAGTGCAAGAGTTTCGATCACATTCTTACGGGTTGCGTTGAATGTAACCGCACCGAAATCCACGTCTGCGCGATTCATTATCACACCTTCCTGTTCCAGCCCGGGAACGATAGGATCATCGCACGATGGTGCGATGTCCTTTTTGATTGTTATATCACATATTGCCATATTTGCTCTTTTCGTTAGTATGCTACCTGTACCAACTCATCTTCGCCAATCATGGAGCCTAATTTTCCTGTTGAATAAATGTAGTTCTTGCGGGCTTTCTTATCAAACCAAATATCCAAGTCCGACATCGGTTCGGTGCCCTCACATCCATACATCAAGTTCTCAGGAGAACATAAAACAGCACGATGCGGTAAGTTAAGTTTGGTTTTGTTGTTCTGATAGGCTTGAATAAATCTATCCCAAATGGAACATTTAACGATGGTTGTTCCATCGTATTTGCTGACCTCTACACCGTCAAATACAACTTCCCAGGGCATGATTACCTTGTACTTTTCTTTCATATCGTGAGTCAGAGCATCGCACATTGACTTGGTGGCGAAAATTGCGCATCCGTCTTTTTGGAAAATCCGGCTGTCGGCATCTTGCAACATCGCATCGAATATTGATGTGGCAATGCCTGTTTCTTTCATCTTTGATTTTTGTAATGCATATGATTCTTCTGCGTTGGCTGCAATTTCAGTGTGCTGTCCGGTATTGTTGGTACAGATGGCAAACAGACGTTTGAAAAAACCGTCACATGTTTTAAATAGTTCGATGTTTACTCCGTCAGTGATTTGACCACCTCCAGTGACAGACGCTGCTGATTTATCTCCAAACCATGTAAAACGCCACATCATTTTCATCATAGCTTCAGACAGCTTCGGCAGTACAATACCGTCCATATATTCGGTCGATGTCAGGTCTCCTATATTTGTTCCCGTTTTAAGGCAGTACTTGGCAATGGTGTTTTCCAAGTCTGTATAGCACATTTCCAAAGGAATTTGCCAATCCCCGATTTCCCATTCCTTTTGGGCGGCAGCGATAGCCACTTTTTTATATTCAGGGTCGCATCCGGAGCCGGCTACTCCGACATCTTCCATTTCACCGATAAAACCAGCTTTTTTACCGTTAGTCACATTGGGCATAAACGTCATGAAACGCTCCATGTCCTCGTTTTGAAAGACTGTTAACTGAATAAGGTCTTTCAAGTCTTTTACAGCCTGATTATCAGGTGTAAGTTTGTCAAAATCTAAAATAGGCATTTCCCCTCCTTTTATTACTTGTTGTTTCTTTTTTCTCTTTCTTCACGAAGTTTTCTCTGAATAGGCGTTTCATTTTCTTCTACTCCTTTTATACCCTTGTTGAACGTTTGGGTACGAGCTGACACTTTATAAGTACTACAATGTTTTGCCAGCCAGTTTTCGCCCCCGGCCATACGGACTGCGTTCAGAATCTTGTTGTCCTCAATGGTACGGGCATTCGTCTTTAGAGAAGCATTCTCAGTTTCCAACTCTTCTATACGGGCTTTTAAAGCTTTCACTTCATCCTCTTCCAATTCATCAGGATCTTTAATTTCTGTAATAACGCCATCTGTCACAATGATAGTCTTTCCGTCAGGCATGACATGTTCGCCATCGGGACTTGCTGTATCTCCTACTTGGGGTTCACCTTCATCTCTTTCCACGGTAAGCGTGTTACCTTCGGCATTTGTCAATTCCATAGATACGACCTGTACGTCTTCAATTTTTTGATAGCCGCATTTGGCCAGCAGCCTGTCTATGATAGTCTGCTTCACTGTTACTTCTTTTTCTTTGTTCATTTTTTTGTTATTAAATGTGTAAGTTCTCCCTTTGGCAGTTGTAGGCATAAGAACGGTCGTGATAAAACCTAATTGTTTGGCTGTTTCACCACCAAACCAACCGGCTTTATTCATTTGGGCTTCGATAACTGAGGCTTCCGATCCTGTGCGTTCTACATACAAAGCTAGCATCTTGTTTTTTTCACTCTCCAAGTTTGATTTTATTGATTCTAGGGTTTCAAGATCAAGGTCTCCATCGTATGAAGCCATATAAGGCTTGTGAATAAGAAACTTTGCATGTGGATAAGCAAAACGTCTTTCTTTTGCAGCGGCCAATAATATCACGGTTGCCATGGATGCACATCGTCCTACTGCAGTACAGCTGATTTGCTTTCCTGAAGCACGTAAGGCGTCATAAATGGCATACCCTTCAACGGCATCACCACCGCATGAATGTATCTCAATATCAATAACGTGGTCATTCGGATCTATCCAAGATAGGAAATTTTGAATATCGGGAAAAGACAATCCCTCTTCACCAGTTAGATACCAATTTTCCATTTTGTCTTTATCCGCAACAATATCTTTGTTGATGTATAATTTCGCCATATATAATCTATTTTGAAGCAAAGGTAAAAAACGGTATATGGCTATAAGAATTTCAGAACATAATAGCACTGACACGCTTTGTCAGTAAAAAAATAGGGGGAAGAATAATCTTCCCCCTTATTGAATTGAAACGTCAACGGACAACCTGTCAATGACTCTATAGATGGTCCTTTCTGAAATGCTGTATTCATCTGCCAGGTACTGCATGATATATGCCTTTTTATGACCTTCAGCCGTAAGACGGGTGTAGTCTTTATACATTTCTAGGTATTTAATATCTGATGCATCTAATGACATTTCAGACATTATCCTAAGAGTGTTCCTGTTTATATATAATAGTTCGTATGCTTTCATAAACTACCGCTTTCTTCTATGTATTTAATTCTATTCGCAACTGAAGTAAACTCTTCTACAGAAACGACAGGGGCAGGAGCCATCATCATTCCTTTGGCGACTGCTCTGGCCAGCATATCTTCGCCTAAAGTTTGATTATTCGTTGCTGTTACATTAATAGGTACACCTCCACCCATCATATTGAAGGATGATAGGATAGGGGCGAACATGGACGTAGCTTTGGCGGTTATAACGGATTCTCCATTCGACAACTGTGCCGGAATACTGTCGCTCGTTCCTGTCCCCGGTCCTGTAACCAAACCACCTTCTGCAAATTTAGCACTTTTTACTATCTTAACAGCATTTGCAATGTTAGAAAGGATTGTTGCAATACCTGATGCCATTGTAGCTATACCAAGAATACCTTTCCCTGATTCAGCGGATACCATTTTTGCGATCGCCTTACCTGAATTGATGGCGATCTCTGCCAAAGCCAACATTTTGCTTGCCATAGCAAATCCTCTATCAGACTCCCCAATTTGTTCTGTGAGAGCTACAAGGCCATTTGTCACCTGTTCCATTGCTTCATATTTAGCTTGTTCTATTTCAATCTCCTTATCGCTCAGTTCTCTCTTGTCTTTCAGATAAGCATTCTGTGCTTCCAGCTTGCGAAGATTGAATGCTTCTATACTTTCACCTTCCATTTGCTGCAGGCTATCGAGCTCGGCTTTCTTTTGTTCCATCCTTATACGAAGAATTTCCTCTTCGTTATCATATGCTTGTGCGATTTCCGTTTCAAAGCGTATGCGCATGGCTTCCTGTTGCTTGTTGATAATATCCTGCTCATGAACTGTTGCCAGTTCGTCTATCTTGGTATTGTACTTTGCTTTAATGGCCAGTTTCATTTCTTCGGTTTGTTCTGTGCTGGTAAGTTCCGCCTCTTGTCGTGCTTGTAATTGTTGTATCTTTAACTGATACTCCTGCTCGCTGCCTTCCTTGACCGATTCCAATTGCAGGGATATCATTTTTAAACGGTTCTCCAGTTCTTTTTTCAGCTCCTCATCGGACAACTTGCTAAGCTCCATAGATTTTTGTTGTTCCAAAGCCTTTATTTTGGCGTTGATGGCTTCACGAGCCTTAGCGGTAAGGTTCTCTTCTTGCTTTAAACTGATTTGCAAATCCTCAATCTGCCGGGAATAGTTCAATTCAATCTCTTTCCGTGCTTGTTCTCTCTTGTCTTTCACTAAGGCAAGCATAGCATCTTCTGCTGCCCTTACTGCTTCCAGTTCTGTTTGCTTTGCTTCCTTTGCTTTGTCTGCACCTTCCTGGCGGATAGAGTTTAGGGTATTTTGCTGCTCTGTCTGACGGGTGTAACTGCTTTCTTCCAATTCACTTAATCTGTTTACTTCTTCGCTTAATTTCCTAAGGTCATCAATGGAAAATATAAAGTCGATTGACCCACTATTATACTCTAAATTGACCCATCAAAAAAATATTAGAA